CTATTAATCCTTTTAATTTTTTAATAGGAATTTCACATTTACCTCCTTTAGAAATTGTACCATTAAATAATAGTGAATATTCAGGAGTTTCTACTACTAATCTTGCTTTTGATTTTTTTAAACTTGCTCCTTGTAGTGATATACTACATTCGAAAAGTTCTGTTTTGTCTGTGAATAATTTATACATACTTATAAATATTAAAAAGATATGTCTTCAGCAATCATTTCTACACCTAATACTTCTTTAACTACTAATTTTATATCTTTTGCTTTTATTTTATATTGTTTAATTTCTCTTTTTTTAGATTCTGTTATTGTATCACCATGGACTTTTAGGATTAATTTTATAAATTTATTTTTCTTTTGTTCATTCCATTGAGGCCATTCTTCTTCACCTGCTCCCCCTTTGGTTAGTTCTAATACTAATAAAACTTCATCCCATGTATAAGGATTATCGTTCCATTTAAAATCTGCATTTTCCCATTTAATTTTGGTTGCCATTCATTATATTAATACACAATTTATAGAACAAGATGTTGCAGTAAATTCTTCAGTACTATAATTTGTAAATGATACCTGAAATGTATCATTTGTAGTAAAATAAGTATCAACTGCTAATAAATGAGTATTTGTAGTACAGTATATTACATCTTTTGCATTCATATTAGCATTGGTCATATCTCCTGACATAACCCGATATAATCTTCCTGCTGTATATGGATTTATATTAGGGATAGAAGAAATCTCTATGTCAAATTTTCTTCCCTCTACAACACCACCATCCCCAAATGCAGTTTCAAAGGTTGGTTGATTTCCTTCTACTGTTAAACCAGCTACAGAGTCTGTTACAGTTACAGCAGCAAATTTAGCACTACTACCTGAAGCTACTGATTGATTCATTCCTTGTAGATAACCCCAATGTACATTTTTTATGTCATTTGTGTCTATAGTTTTTATACTTGCAGCTTCTACTCCTGTTAATCCATCTAAATAATTGATTTCTTCTCCTGTTGCTGTTATATTTTCTCCACCTAAAGTTAAATTTTGACATACCACCCTACCACTTGCACTAAAATGAGTACCACTAATAGGATGTTCTATGTTAAGAGGGGATGTCATTGTTATTGATCCCCTTGAAGAAGTTATATAATCAGTATTAGTGTATACAAAAGAACCTGTTCCACTTGCACTTATATTTCCTATTACTTCTAGTTTTTCACTAATATCAGCACCTTTACCTATAGCTATTCCTGCATCTGCTAATAATATATTTCCACTTATATTTCCACTTGCACTTATATTAGTACCTGTTGCAAAAGTGTACTCTAATCTATCAGTGTGAGTAGTACTACTTGCACTTAAAATACTTCCTGAAATTGTGTCTGCAAATATATTTCCACTTGAACTTATATTACCTGATGCTGTTACTTCGCCGTCTGTTATAAATCTACTTGCACTTATATTACTAGATGCAGAAATATTACCTGTAAGTAAAATGTCTCCTGTGTTATTTTCAGATAAATTTAAATTTGAATCTATTAAATCTACATATTGTCCTTCTGTAGGTACATCTCCTGTTTCAAAATATCCTTTTAGTATGCTTCTTGTTTGTTTTCCCATTTTATGCTATTTGATTGTTATTTCCTATAATTTGATATCCTATTCCTCCATCTATTGGTTTTATACTTATACCTAATTTTCTTACTTCTTCTCTTGTTTGTGGAGCCCCAGGGGATGTAGTAACAAATTCATTATTAAATATTATTTGAGATCTACTAAATGCTTTTTGCATATTTTCACTTGCAAGTTTTTTATTTAGACTATCTGGTACTAAATATCCTTGAATTACTAAACCAAAATTAGTTTTTACAACTCTATTATCTCCTTGAGATACTTCAGTTGTATTGTTGTATGTATCTATTTTTGCATTAAAGTGAAATCTTTCTTTATCCCCCCAATATGAGTCTGATGAATAATTTATCATTTCTATTAATTTATTCATTTGTGCCATATAATCACACCAAATAGTACAAGTATAAGTTAATCTTATAAAATCAGGTACTACTACACGATACATTTCTTTTTGTGGTTTTCTTCCTTGTAATACTGTAAAATTATCGTATTGGTTTCTTTTTGTATATTTTTCTTGAAATGTATAAAATAATTGAGGATTATTAGCATCCATTTTATTACCAAGATCCCTACGTTTTTCTACACTATCTCTTTTAAACATAATAAGAGGAACTTGAATTTTGCCTTCTTTATCTCTATAAAAACCATCTTTTTGAACACCTTTCCATCTTTCAGGAGAACCATATATTATAGGAACATCTGTTCTATTACCATTTATAATAACTGATGGTTGGATAACCTTATTAAAATAATACATTATTGCTTCGTCGTGATCTTGTAATCCTATTGAAATATCTTTAATAAGATCATCTTTACGAGATATTTGGTCTCCCCTACTGTTGCTAGGACGTGTATCAGGACCCGGAAATCCTCCTTCTATAGTAGGAAATTTATCTTTAAAATTAGCTTTTAAATTAGTTCTTAATCTATCATACCCACTATTAGGAATTGGTCTTCTTGGATTAATGTTTTTTCTATCTGCCATTTTATCCTATTTGGTTTGCTATTCCCCCATCTAATTTAGTAGTTGTTGGATATTTTCCTTCTCTTAAAGGTATTAAGTTTAATTTTTCTACTCTAGATATATGAGTACTAACTATTATAGAAAAACTATCACCAAAATTAACTGTTTCTGTTGCTATAGCATAATCAGGATCTTTTCCCATAAAAAGTTGATTTTCAATCTTACTATCTACTTCATAAAAATTATTTCTAAAAAGTAATAAATCTCCTACTTCAGGTACTAAATTTATATCTTTTAATTCTTTTTTTAAAAAACGAAAATCTATAGTTTGATTTATATCAGATCCAAAATCATCAGATGACCATGATTGGTCATTTCTATCCATTAAGCATGCTATCTTTAAAGGTTCAAAATAATTTTTACTAGGTGCCTCACCATAAACATTTGTTGTTGTTTGTTCTAATGCAAATTTATAATAAGCAACTTCTGTTTGAATAATGTCATTGATTAATTCTTTACTCAAATTATGGAATAATGATATGTCTCGTGAACCTCCAAATAAAGTCATTATAGTCTTTTTAAAGTTTCTGGTTTAAATTTAAAAGATTTAACTCCTGGTACTCTTAAATCTGTTTTAGACATATCTGATGTTAATATGTCTTTTTTTATTTTTTCCATATCTTGTTTTGCATCTCCTCTTGTTATAAATTTTATTGATACTAATGTGTATTCTGCATCTGTTGGTTGTGTATAGTCTGGAGGAGTTAAATTTCTTACAATTGTAATCTTTCTTATAGCTCTAACTTGATCTAATACATCTGTAATATTAAAATCTCTATCTGTTAACATATAAGCTTGTACTTGATATGTATTTAGAATTTCTGTTAATATGTTAGCTAATTTAATCATTAATGTATGTAAATTTGATATCTACCTTCTGTAGTTTGAGCTCCTAATTTGTTTTCGTTTTCCTCTAATGTTCTTTGATATAACTTTGCGGTAGTTACTTCTCCTAAATCTTCTCTTAATTGTGCTATTAGTGCTTCTTTTTCAGCCATAGCTTCACTTAATAATCTATTATAATCTAATGTTGTAGAATCACCAGGGATAGGTAATGATTGGTATTTACCTCTAATACCTCCTAACATTTCTTTAGCTAATGCTAATGTATATTTTCTAATCCATTGTCTTCCTGGTTGGTTTATATATTGATAAGTAGGATTTGTATAAGGTACATTTGAAATGTCTGTTACTGTATTTCTTGCTGCTACTCCTCCTATACCTTCTGTAGGGTCTGAACCACCCCCTTGACTTTGTAATGTTAAAGTATAATCAAACCATAAAGTATAATCCCTATTAGGTATAGGGAATAATTTTAAATACCTATCTGATTCTATTTCATAATGATATGCTGATTTTCTAATAGTATCATTTAACTCAATTGCTTGTAATTTTAATACATCAAAATACATAGGCATTAACATAAAATTAACACCAGGAGAATAATTACCAAAACCAAAAGCTTGCATTAAAGATTGAATCCCAGTACCTGTACCAGCGTATGGATCAAAATATCTATTTATAGCTGCAGGGGCATAGTGATATATTTTATTTACTTTTATATCTAAACTACCACTTTCTATATCTACTGATCCTGTTTCCCATGTTACTAATTCATCTCCTATTAAATCATATTTTTGTTTTCCTGCTTGTACAGATAAAGAGGCAGAATATACTTTTGTATTAGCTGAAGAATAAGATCCCCCATCTTGTCCAGGACTACCTAAACTTGTAGCTTCAAAAAGAGTACTAAAATCATCTCTAATATTTACTTGATTTATATCTGTCCAACTTCCATCTGTAGATGATGTAACAGATCCTATTAAGTTTTTTATATTATCTCTAATTTGGAAACCATACACTTGAGCTCCATATTCATTTACAGCTTCTTCAAAACATGTAAAAAAATTTACTGCTTGTAGTTCTATGTCTATTAAAGGATAACCTAATCTTTGAGCAGACCAACTAGATACACTAACTGCATCTTGTCTAAAATCTATATCATTATCATAGAAACCAAAAGGGGTATCTCCAGGAGTAAAGGAACTAGAGCCAGGCCAAATAGGTATGTTTGCCATAATTTAATTATTTATTTTATTTATACTATCCATTGGAACCACTTGCACTACTTGCTATAAATACTTCTAATTGAACATTATTTGCTCCACTATCTGCTTCTATACTTTCTAAATTACTTAATGAAGTTATTAAATCAGCAGAATCATCATCTGTATGTGCACTACTTGTTGTACTTCCCATCATAAAACTTTTTCCTCCTTCTAATAATAAAGTAGTAGATATATCTGCTGATGTATCATCTGATCCACTGTCTATTTGTAAAGATAAATTTACTGAGTTATCAGGATCTATATTAGATATTCTGATATATTTTACGTATCCAACATCCATTGCTGAATCTGCAGTTCCTACTGTTGATTTGAATGAAGCTAAAGTAGTATCTGATCCCGAAGGAACTGTTACTAGTCTTTTGTATATATCAGCTATACCACTAATTGTGTTTTGATATATTCCTCCTTGTTGTTTGTTATTTAACGTTAAATCTTCTTTAATTGTTACTATTAAGTTGGCCATTTTATTTAATAAATTAGGTTGTTCTCATATAAATATGAAAAAATAGGGGAAACTTAGTGATAACCGTTCAGTAATTCTAATAAATCATCAATAGCATCATGTCTGTGGCTATCATTTAATATACATTTAAAAACATATTCGGAATTAACTAATTTTGCCATATCATGATATGCTGAATAGTTTTTATCTTTTAAATCTATTTGGTATGAATCCCCACAAAATATCATTTTAGAATCTTTTCCTAATCTACCAATAGCCATTGCTAATTGAGATCTTGTTAGATTTTGAAATTCGTCTACAATTACTACTGAGTTATCAAAAGTTCTACCTCTAAAATGGGCTAATGATACTAATTCAATAGATTCTTCTTTTTCCATTTTATCTAATATTTGTGGTTTATTATAAATTTTTCTCATATTAGAACGAATAGGAACTAACCATGGTTCCATTTTTTCTCTTTCTGAACCTGGAAGAAATCCATTATCCTCTGTAGAAATAGTAGGTCTTGTAATTATTATCTTATTATATTGTCTTTTAAAAAACTGATCTAAAGCAACTTGTACTGCTAATAATGTTTTACCTGAACCTGCTTTTCCTACAATAAAATTAAAAGGATGTTTAAGAATTTCTGTTTTTGCTTTCTTTTGTTCTTCTGAGAGAGATAATGAAAACCTTACTGCGCCCTTTGGTGGGGTCTTTTTAACATTTTGTTTTACCATATAATATAACGTTTGGTAATACATATAAAAAAAAGAGCCGCTATTGCGACTCTCTTTTAAATATGATTAAACTAAGTTATTAAACTTGATCTAAATCTCCGATTATTACTTTACCGTAGAAATCAGGTCTTACCATTTTCTTAGCATATCTAGTCATAATACCTTTTCTTGGTGTGAATGACGTTGGATCATATACTAGTGGAGTCATGATTAACGGAATGTATGGAGCAAAAACAGCACCAGTTTCAAGGAATTGAGATCCTTTATAACCCATTAAGATAGTATTTTCTGTCATGTAAGGGTTTTTATAAACTGTATATCTGTTGTTAATTGCACCAATCTTTTGAACACCCATGTTGTATTTGTCTTCGTCTCCTGCGGAGTCAGCTGCAAATCCTGGGATTGATTCTAAGATTGTAGAAACTTTTGGAGATATTACCATAAAGTTAGCACCACCTCTTAAAGTTTTCTGGTGAATTAAGTTAGATACTTTCTGTAATTTGATACCTAAAGTTTGGAACCAAGACATTTTAGTGTAATATACACCATCTGTATTAGCTGTAACTGTGTAGTTACTAGTAGTAGTTCCTGCATCTGTATTATTAGAAGCAAGTGCTACATCATTACCTACTTTAGCACTCCAACCTTCAACTGTATCAGCGTTTTTAATTAACATATCTAAGATTTCTAAGTCAATTTCCATTGAAATGTACTCACT